TGTAATATAACCTGAGTATCAATAAGATCAGGTAAATCCTGTATTACACTGGCCTCTCCTGTACTAAAGTTCCCTTGGTCATCTTGAAATTTAAGAATATACTCTCCCTCCAATGATGGAACACTTTGTTCTGTACTATTACCAGGTAATGCTTCAACAAGATCAACTGAGTTTTGAAACGTGCCACTACCATCAGTTAAATTACTATGCCTTATATAAACTCTCCCTCCGTGTAAAACATCAGGGTCTACAGCTTTTGCCCATCTAAGTCTTACTAATTTATTAGTTATAGGCTCCATTGACAAGTTCTGAACATTACCTGGCGGTGTTGTTTTACCGACAGCATTAAATGTTATATCAGTTGATGTAGCAGATAATTTTAAAGCTGCATTAAATGAAAATACTCTAAATTCATAGGTTCCTGCTTCTGTACCGATAATTTCAAAGTCAGGTCTAAATACAACTTCATTTACCCAGTTAGTATTGTTAAATCTATATTGAACGAGATATTGACTTACACCTGTTACTGATACCCAAGATAAAATTAATTTAGTAACCGCAAGAGCATTCATGACAACAATTCTTTCTGATGCCTGTAAGTTTGAGGGAGGACTTTTTGGCTCGTTTAATAAAGATATACTTCTTGCAGGTAAACTTATTCCAGATTCAATATTGTTATACTTTCCATCAATATAAGTT